AGTGGAGATTATCTAATCCTACATCTTTGTCATCATTTCGATCCAGAAAGTTCATACACATCCATGACACTTGCTCGTGATACTTATGGATTATATAAAAACAGTTATTAAATAAATGTCTAATTCTGTAAAAAAATCTGATAATAATACCTTTGGAAAGAATCCATTACAATCTTGGATTGGAATTGTTGCACCCTTTAAAGTACAAGAAGAGCAGGCTAAAGGATTAGGATGGGGATGGAGATATAAGGTTCGTATTATGGGTGATCACTCAGATACGGATGATATTCCTGATGAGGATCTTGATTACGCTTATGTATTACTCCCAACTACTGCTGGATCAGGTGGTGGTGGAAGAATAAGAACTGTAAGGATAGTTCAGGGTGATATGGTTTATGGGATATATGGATCTGGTAATAGTTCGGGTATACGTTTAATCTTAGGTGTTTTTCCAAGAACAGCACATATTACATATGGAAAGTTTGGTAAGTTTGATCCAATAAAAGGATGGTATGGAAATATTAAACCTTCACCATTAACAGGTGATAATGAGATTAATGATCTTGGTACTGCTACACCCAATAGTGCTCCAACATTAAATAAAACCAATATTACATCTAGTGAAGAGCAGATGGAGTCGATGGGTATTCTCATTGGAACTGATGGTCCAAAATCAAATGTAATTAAGGAAAGACCAAGAGTTCCTGCTGATCAACCTTGGAATGGTGGTAGTATAACTAGAGCACAATTAAATTATATAAGAACTAATAGTGGAGATCCTAATTATACTGGGTATTATGCTGGTGCATTTTCAGGAATCCCTACTGAAAACGAAATTCGATCTCGACAGATTTATGATGCAGAAACACAAGCAATTCTTCAAGGTTTGATGGAAGAGATTGAAAGAACTCAAAAATCAAACTAAATAAATTTACTGGAGGTATAATTAAATGGTTAACTTACATGAAACACAGCAACATTATTTTGGTAATGAGAATGCTGAAAATTTAATACAGTTTGAAGGTTCAGGTAATGAAAATTATTATTTAATGGTTGATAGGCAAACTGGTGAAATTCTGATATTCAATCAAGAGTGGGGAGTTGGTGGTGTTGGTGATCGGTATATAGGTAGTATTCAATATGATGCGAGTACTGATACCTATAAGTATCCAGATAATCAATTTTTTGATAAAAAAGTACGTAAGTATGAGGAAGAGGTTTTTAATGATCCTAAAAATATAAAGGAACTTATTGTAAAAGCAAGAGAATTATCAATTAATCAATATAGAAATGAAGATGATACTTTTAAAGGGCCTCAGTATAAGAATCCAAACATTGGATTTATACCAGATGTATTTGAGAATAAAGGAGCAGATAATGTCTTTATTGAAGTTGATGCTAAAGCTAAAGAAGTTTTTTATGATTCGGATGGTAGATCGTATATTAGAATTCCAGGAACAGAGACAAAGGATAATTTAGATGGAAGAAAATATGTTGATATATCTATAGGTTCTGGAAATGAAAACTTAATAATTCATGATGAGAAGGCTGCTAAGGGTGAAATAAAGGATGGTCAGAGTTCATTAGGACTTAAGACTGGTAATGGGGTTACTTCAGAGGAAGTCTTACAATCAACAGCGACTGATATAAAGGAAGAATTTGAATTAAATGATTTAAATGATGAACAAATTGAAAGAATTACTCAAATTATTAGGGATAATCCTAGTGATAGTTCTCAACAAGCATATATTCTGGCAGTAAAGAAAGTTTACCCTGAGTATTTTGAGAATATTCAACCATATACTAAAGAAGATATAGAGTCTATGTCTTATGAAGATCAATGGGATTATAAAGAAAGAATAGCAGCTTATCAGAGAAATAAAGATCTTCAGAAAAAACTTCCTCATGATTCAGATACTGCAGGAGTTGATGTCCTTATAGGTGATCCTTGTCTTAATGATTTCTTTGGTGGTATTGAAAAAACTTTGAATGGTTTTATGAAGAGACTTGCTGGTAATAAACTCGTAGGAAATTTAGCAGCATTGGGTGGTGGATTAACTCAAGGATTTGGATTCCCGACAGAGTTGAAAAGTACAGTTGGTTTAATCAAAGATATTTCTAGAAATCTAGTTGGTAAGATGGCAGGTGCCTTAGAGGATAAGTTAATATCATTTATATCTGGTGGTGTTAAAGGTATGACGCAGTTTTTCTTTAATACAATTAGTAATCCTATCTCAGCATTAGCAAAGGCAACTGGTTTCCAAAGTGCATTAACTAATCCAGTTGGTATGTTATTCAATGCAATGGGATGTGTCGCTTCAAAGATTACTGATGCATTAGGTAAGACGATTGAAGATATGCTTACAAATATGGTTAAATCAGTTATAAATCCTGCTGTTTGTGTTGCTGATCAATTTATTGGTGGATTATTTAATAAAATTACTAATGTAATGGATTCTATGATTGGACCTTTCATTCTTCCTATTGAACTGTTAATGAATCCATTAGGTGCAGTTGCAGGAGTTTTTGGATTAACAGATGTACTTAGAAAAGGTTCTAACTTGTTTAATAAAGCACTTAATCTTTTTAGATGTGGAAAAGGTTCAGGTAAAACATGTCCAACTAGTTCAGTATATAAGATTGATGCAGGTGTAATACCAATACTTAGTGAAAACGCACAAAACAGTCACGTAAAGAAAGCAATTGATGGTGCTAATAAGGGATTAAAGAATCTTGGTGAAGGTATTACAGAAAAGGCAAATGCTTTTGAAGAGAATGTTGGTAAGATGTCAATCTTTGGATCAAAACTTAGTGATGTTGAATCTGTTGAATGTCAAACTGGTGCAGTAACAAAATGTGGTTATCCAAAAATTAAATTCTTCGGTGGTGGAGGAGAAGGTGCTGTTGGTAAAGTTATCCTTGGTAGGTTTGTTTCTAATTTTGATACCGAGAATCTTAGAAAAGATGTAAAACAAACTGCAAGTATTATTGGTGTAGATATGACTTATCCTGGTGAAGGATATGAAGAAGCACCTTATGTGCATTTTGAAGATAGTTGTGAGCAAGGATATGGTGCTTATGGTAGAGCAATCGTTGATTTTAATATGAATTCTCCTACTTATGGTCAAATTACTGATGTTATTATGATTTCTGAAGGAGAAAATTATCCACCAGGTGCTCCAGAAGATGCTTTTGTTGAGAAAATACTTGTTCAAGATCCTGGAAATGGATATTCTGACGAGGATGAGATGGAAGGGTTTGACATGGTGGTTAAAGATGGTAGAATTGCCGAGGTAAAACCAAATAGAAAGGCATATCGTTTCTTACCACCAATGAAAATACTTACTCAGACGGGATCTGGAGCAATTTTACGACCAATAATGACTACTAAAGCACCTCAAATGGAAGTCGAAGAGCAAATTGACTGTGTTACAACATAATGGCTGAATCAAATTCTCAAGAAAATAGGACGATTGATCTGTTTGGACCTCAGTTTCTTATTGAAACAGGTTCAAGAGCAGTTGGTGTTGGTGGTCAAAATGTTTTTAATATATCATCAATCAATGACGATGGAGTAAGATACACTCAATCTCTTACTCAGACGGGATTATCTAAAATTAATGCTGAAGGAATATTACAAATAGAGTCTGGTATTAAGAATCAATCATCAGAAGGTGTTGCTTTCTTTGCTTGTGCTCATAATGGAGATATGGCTCTTAGTGCTAATAAAGGATGGGTTAGAATTAAGGGTAGAAATATTGTACTAGATGCTACTAATAAGATAGTAATTAAGGGTCAAGATATTCAAATTGGTAATGAAGATAAGCATGCTACTGAAAGAATAATTATGTCTGCAACAGAAATTGATGCAGGTGAACCATTAAGAGGAAATATAGCAGATCTTCTTAAGACCAGTAGCATCTATCAAGTTGGTATGTCTTTACTTGGTATGACTCCATATGGACGATTGGCAGCAGGAATTAGTAAAGGTGTTGGTTTTGCTAAAAAATTCTTCGGATAGTACTAATGGCTATAGAAAATCCTACTAACATTACTTTTTCCGAGACAGGGGATAGTGTATTTCAAAACGTATATATTTACGGGAAACTTAATTATGATTTTGATAATGATGATATTACATTAAACACTTTAAATGTAACTGGAACATCAAATGTAACTGATCTTACAGTTAGTGGTAATCTTAATGTAACAGGATCAAACACTAAAATTGGACAAGATATTGTAACTAGAAATCTTAAGGTAACTGGAATAACAACAATATCAAGTATTAAGGATAATAATGGTAGTACAGGAAGTGCTGGACAAGTTCTTTCTACGGATGGATCGGATTTAGAATGGATTAATACTAGTAGTGCTAACGTAGGATCAGCATCTAAGGTCGGTGTTAATCTAGACAGTGATAGTGCTACTACAATGTATATGACCTTTGTAGACGCTACATCTGGTAATGAAGAGATTAGAGTTGATAAGTCATTAACATATAAACCAAGTACAGGATCATTCTTAGGACTTACTACATTTACTGATATAAAATCTACTAGTTTACATGTTACTGGTGGAGTTAAAGATACCAGTGGTGATGTAGGTAATTCTGGGCAAGTTCTCTCTGCAACTGGTGTTGTTGGTGGTGGTACTAACTGGATTAATGTAGGTGATATTTCTGCTGGTACTGCTAGTTCTATATCAGTTACTGCAAATAGTGCCAATAAAGATCAATATATTCCATTTCTTAATGAAACTAGTGGTACTCAGCAAGTTAGAGCTGATGCTGGTTTAAAATATAATCCAAATACAGATACCTTAAAACCAGGAAGAATTTCTCTTGCTGATGATGATGAAATAAGATTTGGTGATGGTAATGATTTAAAAATATCTCATACTGATAGTCTTTCTGGTCAAAATGATTCTAATGGAGATAGTGTTCTTGCTGGTACAACTTGGGCTTCATATATCAAAGAGACTGGAACAGGTCCATTAGTATTTAAGACAGATGGTGGTCCTTCATCAGGAGCATTTCAATTCTATGATACTAGTTGGCGACCAATATTAAAATTATTCAGTGGTACTGGTGCAAGAGCTTCTTTATACTATGCTGGATCAGAAAAATTAATTACATCTAGTACGGGAATAACGGTAACAGGAACTGTTGCTGCTACTTCTTTAACTGCAAGTAGTTCAGCAACTTTAACTGCATCTGATGTAAGTTCTGGTGTTACTAAGGTATTGGCTGAAACTGGAAATGATAATGTTGTTAAACATGCAAGTGCTGCTGCTATGCGTACTTTTATGAACGTTGCTGATGGTGCAACTAATGTAACTAATAATAATCAATTAACTAATGGTGCTGGTTATATAACTTCAGCACCTTCTAGTGATGCACATATGACTGTATTCACTTCAAGCGGAACATTTTCTCCACCTTCAGGGACATCAACTTATATTGTTTGGGTAACTGCTGGTGGTGGTGGAAGTGGAGCTGCAAAAGGAGAATTTGATGATAGTAATGTTCCTGCTTATAGTGGTTCTGGTGGCGGTGGTGGAACTGCTGTTCGTAGATATAGTTCAGGTGAAATGGGTTCCTCTGCATCAGTCAGCGTAGGAGGTGGAGGTTCACCTGGTTCTGGTGGTTCTGGTGGTCAGGGAGGACATACTCAATTTGACCCAGCTGGAAGTGGTTCAACACTATCTGGATGGGGTGGTGGAGGTTCTGGTGGTGCTAACGAGACTACTACTAATGGTGGAGGTGGAGGAAGTACCCAGAATGGACAATTCTATGTAAATGGTAGTGGTGGAAGTAGAGGTAATTTAAATTTAGATGCTAGTACAGGAGGTAGCGTAACTGCTGGTGGTGTTTCTTTCTGGGGACCAGCAGCATATGGAAGAGGAGGGAATGGTGTAAACAGAACTTCAGATGGTTGGCAAAATGGTGCTAGTGGTGCTGGTGGAATTTGTATTGTTTATTCTTATTAATTACTGATGATTCGTAATCCAATTGATGTTGTTACTGTATCAAAGATACAGAAAATAATTGAGCCTTTTATTGAACCTATAATTCGTAAACAAAACTATGTTTCTGATTGGGAGAAACATCTTTCTAAAGAATCTTTATTGTCTTTATTTGGTGAAAATGTTCCTAAAAATAGAACTAGTAACTTAGATAAGATTACTAATTATGTTCAATTAAATGAAATGATGTTGAATCTTATTAAATCATATTATCCTGATTATACTGTAAAATGTAGTGGTGATTTTCATTATCCCAAAACGGGATTTATGGGATGGCATACTAATCATGATAATCCACACGAAAGAGTTTATATTGCATATGCTACTGAGGAACAAAAATCATTTTTTAGATATTATGAGAACAAAAGGATTGTTACTGATTATGATAATAAAGGAATTACTGTCCGTAAATTTCAAGTTACTGGTGAACGACCATACTTTTGGCACTGTGTAGGTTCTGAATGTGATAGAATAAGCTTTGGGTACACACTAAATAAAGACAAAAACAATGGCTAGATACGCACTCGTTGAAGATAATAAGGTAGTTAATATTGTTGAATGGGATGGTGACGTTTCTGTTTGGGCTCCACCATCAGGACAAACTGCTGTTTCAATAGGAACTAGTGCTGTTGGTATTGGTATGACATATACTGGTACTACTTTTATTATTCCTGTTATTGGTGATGAATTAACACCTAGTGAATATTGGGCAGAGATAAGAGGAGAAAGAAATGCACTTCTTGCTGAGAGTGATTATAGAGTATTACCTGATAGTCCTTTGAGTGATTCAAAATTAGCAGAGTGGAAAACATATAGACAGGCATTAAGAGATTTACCTGCAAATACTAGTGATCCATCAGATCCTACATATCCTACTAAACCATCCTAGTTGACAAACCCTTATACATATCCTATGATGTCTGGATTAAGTGACTGACGGTATGGATGACGATTTTATAAATC